CTGATGGCGCTCGGACGGGTTGTGGATTGTCCAAGCAATTGACCAGAACTCGCGCACATGACAGCCATTCTTGGCTACGGCTCCAACTAGCCCCAACAGCAGTAACAGAATGAGCCATCGCATTTACCACGCCCAACTCCATGCAATTATGTACGTGCCAAAAATGACGAAGGCCACCATACAGGCTGCCGCAATCAATGCTTCAACCCAGTCTCGCATCACGCTGCATTCGTTGGGAATGTCTGACCATTCCAAGCAATCCTAACAGCGCCCGGCCCACCAGAACCGCCACCCGCGCCACCACCGGGGTTAATACAACCCCCACCGCCACCGCCTATGCCCCCATCGCCACCAAAACCGGCTGAACCAACTACTCGATTTGAACCACCGGGAGCGCCTCCAGAACCCGCTGTACCAATAGCCGCTGAATTATCTTGTGCAGAATCGCCAACACCGCCACCACCCGGCACAACACTTGTACCTACGTAGCCGTATAAGCCTGCTCCCCCACCACCGGCACCGGCAAGGGACTGACCAAGAACACCACCCGCTTGACCAATCCCGCCATTTGCTGTGTAGCCAGCCGCGCCACCACCGCCCGAGCCTCGATCTGCGCCGCCAGCACCGCCGGAATAATTAACATCACCGCCTGAAGCAGTGCCACCAGCACCACCAGTCGTAGTACCGTTTCCACCCGCATTAGCAATTACACCTTGGAATGATGTTATTAAGCCACCGTTTCCACCAACAACGACTGCATATGAGCTACCCGGCGTTACACTGATATTGTTTTTATAAGCTAATCCCCCTCCGCCACCCGCGCCGCCATTAGCAGCCCCCACGCCGCCTGCGCCAACACAGACAACAGCTACGCTAGTCACGCCAACAGGGCATACCCATGAAAATGTACCGGGAGTGGTAAACACCGCTTCTTGCGCCCGCAATTCGGTCATGTACTGAGCTACTTGATCCATTGTCCAAACGCCGGGCGCAGAGACAATATTAAACGAGACTGCATTTTTAGTGATAAATCCACCGGGATACTGCTGGCTCATAAATCACCTGTATTTGTTGATGGGAATGCACGGTTTGGCCCCCAAATAATACGAACCGCGCCTCTATCTGCGGCGTACCCTGTAGAGGAACTTATGACCGAACCTTGCCCTGCACCAACTGGGCCACCTACAGGCTCCCACCCAGTTCCGGGGTTAGCCACAATGCCATTACTTCCAGTAGCTACACCACCAGTAACAGTACTACTTCCACCACCGGCAGTTGCTCCACTACCACTAGTACCTTCGCCGCCAATACCTACCCCGCCACCGCCAGTCATAAGTTGTGTCGAGTCTTGCAAACGGTAATAACCCCCACCACCGCCGCCACCCGCGCCGTTTCCGCCAATACCACTGCCGTTTGAGCCACCCACACCGCCATTACCAGAATAACCGGCAGCACCACCGCCACCCCCAGCGCCATCTCCGCCAGCACCGCCTGTGCCCCCTGTGCCGGTGATAACCGTGCCGCCAGCACCACCTACGTTCACGCTAACCGTGCCGCCACCTTTACCACCACCAGCAATACAAAATGTACTAAAACTAGAATTGCCGCCGTTACCGGCTGGGGCAGTATTAAACCCACCTGCGCCACCTGCTCCCACAGTAACGGTATAGCTGTTTCCGGGAACCACGGTAATGTTGTTCACGTAAGCCAAAGCTCCACCGCCGCCCCCGCCTCCATTAGTGCCAGAACTGCCGCCACCCGCAGCTACACAAACCACAGAAACGGAAGTCACATTGTCAGGACAAACCCATGAATAAGTTCCAGCATTTGTGTACTGTTGTTGGCCGTTAGTTGGAGGCCAAATGTTCTGTCCAATTGCTTTAAATTGCTGCCGTATTGTCCACAATCCACTGAAGTTAGGCATTACAAATCTCCTGTATTGGTAGATGGGAATGCACGATTTACGCCCGGCCAAATAATACGTACTGCACCGCCAGAAGCAGTTGTTGTAGCAGAACCCCCACCATAGTTACCACCAGTACCGGATGATGAATTACTAGCATTTCCTGCAATTCCTCCAGATCCCCCACCACCGCCTTCGTTGTAGCTAAACTGCACTATGCCGCCTGCGCCATTGGAGCCTTGACCGAGTATGCCGACACCGCCGCCGCCTCCACCAATGAATGTATTACAAGAACCTGCACCACCACCACCTGCGCCTCCAGCACCGTTAGTACCGGGCGAACAAGGGCTACCTCCAGTGCCGCCAGTACCCGCATAGCCACCGGCACCGCCGCCAGCACCAAAGACATTACCAGTAGTTCCAGCTATGTCTCCACCTACACCACCAGAGCCGCCAGTACCATAAATTACAACGCCTCCCAAACCACCACCACCCGCAGGATAAATAGGCGGCCCGGATGGCATTGTTCCATTTTGACCGCCACCTGCTGCCACGCTGGTTGTATTAAAAGAACTAGTGCCGCCATATCCAACGCTGTTATTTGATGCTCCAACAACAACCGTATAAGTGTTTCCGGGAATAACAGTAATGTTGTTTGTATATGCTAATGCGCCACCACCACCACCACAGGTGGCAGTCCCACCAGCAGGAGTCCTAGTTCCTCCTGCGCCTACGCAAACAACTGAAACACTGGTGACATCTGCTGGCGCAGTCCATGAAAACGTACCGGGTGTTGTGTAAGCCTGTTGACCAACTTGAAAAACCATTGTTTTTGTACCAGCAGGGCTTGTTCCATAAATATTTATAGCGGACACATAAAAAGTATATGTAGCGCCCGGCGTCAATCCTGTCACAGTTAAAGGAGATGATGCACCCAAAGTTACAGAAGTTACGGCGTTGGTAGAAGTGTTAATAGCGTATGCGGAATACGAACTAATTGCTGCTCCCCCAGTATTTGTAGGCGCAGTAAAAATAACAGAAGTAGTTGTAGCTGTTAGCGGGATAGTTGTTGTAACCGTAGGCGCATCTGGCGCAAGAAGGCCATTAAACGAATCCGACAAAATAGCAGCTTGATAGCGCAATGACATTGCGTCTCCTATCAGGCTGGGCCAGTAATTGCTTCGTAAGAGGCGGTCAATTCAATTGCATTACCTGTGCCGACTGTGACCACAATAGATTGCGCATCGCCTACATACAAAGCCGTCGTCTTATCTACAATGATCAATGACGCATTTGCTGGTACGCTAATTTGATAGGCAATACGGTATGCAGTGCCACCACCGCCGCTTGCGCTATTGATAGACACAGTGACAGGAACGGCAACGCTGGTCACATTAGATGCAACAATATTATCTACTTTATTAACCGTCAGAGATGCGGGGGTTAACGCAGTCCAAGTTGTTACGCTTGATGTACTGGGAATTAAATATGAAGTGTTACCGTAAATACTTGTTACGCCAACGATATTAGGGTTTGCCATAATTGCTCCTTAGAATCCAAAAATAAGTGCCATTGCAATAGATTTTCCAGTGGTAATTCCGCCCAAACTAGTCAATGCAGCGCTTGCAGTTGTTTGTCCAGTACCGCCAGCAACAATAGGAAGCGTTCCCGCTACCAATACAGAAGATGATGTGGAATATAAAGCGTTGTTAGCAGCGGTAAAAGTACTTAGGTTTGTACCACCGTTTGCAGTAGGCAAGACGCCAGTAAAATTGGTAATAGCAGTAGAAGATACTTTAACAAAGTCAGATCCATTCCATGCAATTAAACTTTTTTCACCAGAAATAACAGTGACGCCATTGTATGGAGACACCGTGCCAGAGCCTTTAATGATTACTGAGCCAGTGCCAGCATTGATAACAATATAGGCTTTGCTTTGGGCGGGAGCGGTAACAGTGCGTGTGGTTGCGCCATTGCTGGCAGTCCACAAAATTACAGCGTTTCTGGCTTGGTTGGCAACACCATTAGTTGTAGTAAGCGTTACATCTGCGTTAGCGCTTAAAGTAGTTGTACCTGCAACAGAAGAATCAATCAACGATGTAATTGAATCATTGACAGTCGTTCCCCACGTACCAGACAAATCGCCTGTCGTTGGAAGCGCTAAACCCAGTAAGGGCGAGAAGTTAGTAACTGCCATTTATTGCTCCTGTTGCACTGCTGCAAGATACATGGATAATACCCGCAAAATTAAAAAGTTGATACTGTATTCCAACTACTGGTATTGGTTGAATAAACTTCCAAAGAGTTGGTAGTTGTGTTAATTCGGATCATGCCATTTGTTGGTGAAGCGGGGCGCTGTGCGGTTGTTCCAATAGGAAGAATAACCGCACCAGTGGAATTCAATGTAGCATTTTGAGATGTGCTTACAGTTACTGCTGAAGAGCCGTTTGTCTGAAGCGCAAGAATCCCAGACGAGTCCGCGTCATTCTTTAGACCGGCACTGCCTGAAGTTGCTCCGCTGTCAGAATTAACTGTTGAGGTCATTATTAAGCCGTGTATGAACCAGCAGATTTAAATATCATTACTGTGTTTGATCCGTTAGTGACAACAGTTGGTGAACCAGTTGTAGTACTTGAATAATTAGCTGTTGGAACAGAAATAATCACACATCCAGAACCGCCATTGCCACCATACCAACTTTGTCCACCGCCACCACCGCCACCACTATTGGTAGTTCCAGCATCTCCAGGTGTGCCACTTGTCCGACCTGTACCACCACCGCCAGAGCCGCCAGCCGCACCGGGTGATCCACCGCCACCGCCACCAGCAAAATAAACGCTACTGCTAACAACTTGACCAACACTTGCAGATGTTGCTTGTGTTGTTGTGATTAAAGTTGTTATTACCCCAACACCGCCCGCACCACTTGTGCCACTAGCACCATTACCACCTACTGCGCCCGCACCGCCGCCACCGCCAGCGCCATCAGCAGTACCAGAACCACCCGCATAGCCTTGACCCGAAGTTGCAGTACCACCGCTTTTAACTGTTCCACCAGACGCCCAACCGCCACCACCAGAACCACCATTGCCATTATTTGTGTTTTGCGTACTTCCATAACCACCGCCAACAGCAGTAAGTGATAATCCTGTGCTATCAGTTCCATTAGTAGCGGAATTGCCTGATGATGGATTTCCAGTTCCTCCCGCACCTACAGTAAACGAATATGTTGTTCCTGCGGTTAAAGTGCTTGATCCTGAAAGTAATCCACCAGCACCACCACCAGCCGCACCTCCACCTCCACCTCCAGCAACAATTAAATAACTTGCGCTATACGTACTTGTAAATGTAGAAACAGTATTCCAAGCACTATTATTGGTTGAATACACCTCAAGCACATTGGTACTGCTGTTGATCCTTGTCATGCCGTTGGCAGGGGTTCCGGGGCGTTGAGCAGTTGTACCAACTGGAAGAGTTAATGAGCCTGTAGAGTTAAATACAACATTCTGATCCGTGCCAATTGTGACAGCAGTCGTGCCATTTGTTTGTAGCGCCAACACACCTGAAGAATCCGCGCTTGTTTTAAGGCCGGGACTTCCAGAAACTGATCCATTGTCGGCGTTAATCGTTGATGCCATAAATGCCTCAGAATGTTATTGAGCCAGAAGCGGTAAATTTATAAACTCTATACCCACCGGCAACAGTAATAGTTGGGCTGCCAGTAGTAGATGCTGCGGCAATATAAGTATCTGGATAACGAAGAATAACTACACCAGAACCGCCAAGACCTGACCCCGCGCCACCACCACCGCCTGTGTTTGCAGTCCCGTTTGTGCCGCCAGTTATGTTTTGACCCGTTCCACCACCACCAAGTCCAGCTGTACCGGGATTTGTTGTAGCAGTACCAGCCCATAAATCGCCAGAACCACCACCAGCGTAGTACGTTGATGACCCGCTAATTACATAGGCAAGGCCATTACCCCCACTGCCTCCTTGAGCACCAGAGCCATTACCGCCTGCTACACCAGCACCGCCACCACCGCCACCGCCATAATTTGCAGGGGTAGCACCATTACCACCGTTATTTCCCTGATTTGCTGTACCCGAACCGCCGGGGCCGGGAGCGTTGTACCAACTTCCGCCACCAGATCCACCTGTTTTTCCCGTTACCCCATCGGCATAAGAACCACCACCACCACCAACTGATGTATAGGTTGTAGCACCTATGGCCATTGATGAGTCAACGCCATTACCAATAGTTCCAGTAGTAGATGCAATACCACCCCCACCTATGGTAATGGTATAGGAAACCCCAGTTGTAACAGCTACCGCAGCACCATTTGGCGTCTTAGGTGTTTCAGCACCATAGTAAAGCAGACCACCAGCACCGCCACCGCCGCCTCGACCGCCATTTACCAAGCTACCCCCGCCACCACCGCCAGCCACAATTAAAAGTTCAATTGTTGGCGTTGAGGGCGGTGTAAAAGTAGTAACCGTGTTCCACGAACTTGAGAGTGTTGAATACACTTCAAGAGTTCCGGCAGTCGTGTTTATCCGCATCATTCCATTTGCAGGAGTACCGGGACGCTGGGCTGTTGTACCCTGAGGAAGTTGAAAAGAACCAGTTGATGTGTTTGCGGTATCAGAAACAGTCGTAGCATTAGCCGCAGCAGTCTGCGTACTACTATCTGGAAAAGTTAATCCTGAAGTGCCACTTACTGTAAATGTCATAGCGTGCTTTCAACCCAAGAAGTTGTGGCCTCATCCCAAACATATTGCTTGTTATCGGTTGGATATGCAACGGGCGCATCCCATTGGCAAGTAGTCTCATTCAGAACCCATGAGGCAAACGGCTTTGGCGCAATAAACGCATTACGAGTTGAATCGTATGTGTAACCAATCCCAGCGTAGTTCTTACGCATATTGCCGTTATAGCTAGTCTGCAACCACACACCACCAAACAAGTCGTGGCAAAACTTAGCGCCAATAACTTCAGATTCGTTGCCGTGCTGATCTTTGCAGTCATCATTGCTCACCACAATGACACGCAATACTGTGTTGTTTAATCCAATTTCTGCAAAATGCGCCATGATTTATCCTTAGAAAGTAATTGAGCCAGAGCCAGTCCATTGGTAAATGCGATAACCGCCAGTTACTGTGACTGTGGGTGAGCCTGTGGTAGCTGTAGCCGCATCATAAGTGTCAGCGTAGCGAATCATTACAATTCCAGAACCGCCCGCACCGCCCGCATGCAGTGTATCGCCACCCGCGCCACCGCCACCACCACCTGTGTTGGCAGTGCCAGCAGTGCCATTTGCATTACGTCCACCTGCGCCACCACCACCTGCTCCACCAGTGCCCGCAGTTCCGCCACCACCAAAATCATTGATACCGCCACCACCACCACCAGCATACGTTACTGATGAACCCGAAATTGAAGACGCAGTTCCAGCACCACCCGCACCACCCGTTGTGTTTGATCCATTGCCGCCAACAGCACTAGCGCCACCACCACCGCCAGCCGCATATTGTTGACCGCCTGTGTAACCATCGCCACCAGCATTACCTTGTCCTGATGTACCCGCAGCGCCCGTCTGAGCCGAGCCACCACCGCCGCCACCGCCGCCACCGCCAGATCCGCCCGTTAAAGCGCCGGGGCCACTATCTCGGCCCGCAGAGCCAGCACCGCCGCCAACAGAAGTAATTGAACTAAATACAGAATCGCTACCGCTAACACCCCTGTTTCCAGAGCCAGCCGCACCGCCAGCACCACCAGCACCAACAGTGACTGTAATAGCAGAACCTGACGCCACTGAAAAGCCTGATGCTGTTCTGTATCCACCCGCACCGCCACCGCCCGCAAGACCCGCAGAGTTTCCTACACCACCACCGCCGCCAGCACCTGCAACAACTAAATATTCAACGGCTGTCGGAGGATTGATAAACGATTTAATAACAGTCCATGCGCCATTCACATACATTTCAAATGAATTTGTTGATGTATTTAAGCGTGTCATTCCCGTAGCACCAGTGGGACGTTGTGCTGTAGTTCCTACAGGTACAGTCAATGCTCCAGTGGAACTTACAGTCACTACACCAGAAACGGGCGTAAGCGTTAGATTGCCTGTGGTGTCGCCCGTGCTGACCAGCGCCGTAGTTGCAGTTGTTCCTGCTGAAATCGTGCTCATATAACTACCCACCTTTGGCCAGAAGCCACTGTCACAGATTGACCGGAAGCCACTGTTACGGGGCCAACAGAAAGACCATTAGAACCCGTGCTGATTGTTGTGCTTTGGGATACTGTATCGCTTTGCACCATCACGCCATTTGTAGAGCTAACTCCTGCGGGATAGGCAACGAACACATCTTTTGTGCCAGCAGAAAAACTTAATGCGCTGGGCTGTGTGCCAGAACTATTAGACAAAACTGTCGTACGGGCAAGCGTAGTTCCAGAAGATGTATACGTACCAATACCTACTTCCCACTCATTGCCAGTCTGTCCTGCAATTGTGTAATAAGTCAGGTTGCCGTTGCCAATCACAGCAAAAGATTGAAAACCTGTAGACGCTCCTAAAAGCGTAATAGTGCCCGTACCAGTCGTAGTGGTTGTTTCTTTTACCCGGTCTGCAACAACAAATGTCATGCCGTTTCCTTAGTTCACCATTTCAACTTCTTGCCAGTCAGCATTTTGCCCGTTATTTATAAGCGACCACGCGTATGTTTGGCTGTTGTCTATATTTTGCCAGTTTGCGCTCTCGCTGTCATCAATTAACGTCCAATAAAATACGCCCAAAGTTCCAACCGCGCCAGATGCTTGAACACCCGTCAAAGCAAACGACTTAGCTGCAACTACAGTGCCTACCACGCCAGAGGCTTGCACCCCTGTAAGCGCCACAGATTTTGCCAACTCAACAGAGCCAACTGAACCTATAGCTAAAACGCCAGTCTCAGTTGGGTTGTTAGTTTCTGTAACATCCCCTACCGCGCCAGAAGCTGATACTCCACTGAGTGCCGCAACTTTAGTAAAGTCTACGTTACCTACAGCACCATCCGCGCTAACTCCATTCAGCGCAATACTTCTTTCTGCAACCGTTACTGTGCCAACACTTCCAACTGCCTCAACGTGTACAAGTCCTGCTTCAACTCCATATACACCAATTGCGCCTACATCTCCATAGGAATCAACTCCGGTTAGGGCAAGGCTTCGCTCTGCAACCGCAACTGTTCCTACCGCGCCAGATGCAGAAATGCCGGTAAGGGAAACTACTACCGTTGCCTGCCCCGCAAGCGAGGCGAACGGCGCTTCGGCGAATGCGGAGATACCAAACATGGCTACTCTAGCGAGTTACCCCGCCAGTCCTATTAGGTTGTAGCCAAACGGATCAAAGCAGTCGAAGTTGTATTCGCTGGCATTGTCAAAGTAAACGTACCAGCGGTAATTGTTTGAGAACCAAAAGTGTGGACGCTCACTGCTTTATTGCTTTGTGTTGAGTTATAGATTAACACGGCATCAAAAGCTGTAGTTAAAGTGACTGTGGTGTATGTAATGCTGGCCGAAGGTGTTACAAATGCAACGCCCGCAGTAGCAGAAGAATTAGTGGCCGTAGGAGGAGTTGCAAACGTAACCGCAACACCGCCCGCAGAGTATCCAGTACCAGACACCTCCCCAGTCACTGTGTAAGCAGTAGTAGCGGCATTCATTGTGGCAGATGCCAAATACAAAGCGGCTTTAAACGCATCAGTTGCGCCAGTTGCACGGACGGGGGCAGTGCCAAAATTATGAGTAGCAGTCATTAGCTCACCCATAAAACTTGTTGTCATTGCTTGAGTATTTGCCATATTAGGCTCCTTAATTAAAAGACGCGGCTTCTACCGCAGAACTTACGGATTTCTTCAATCCAACATGAGCAGAGCGATGAACCAATTCACCTTCGTGCCAATACTCAAGCCACGTTGTGTATTCGTTGTCATTATCCACGAAGCCTTCTTTTTTTTCAAGAAGAGACTCGTCCATCTCGCCTTTGGTGGTGTTTACAAGTGCCATGTTTTTTCCTATACAAGTCTAATGAGAGCAGCCGAGCTAGTGTTAGCGGGCATCGTGACAGTAAATGTACTGGTTGACGTTACGTTGTTTCCAAAGTCTAAAACACAGACAGCACCATTAGCCCCCGCTTTATAAATCAAAGCGCCACGCGCCGTAATTGCGCCAGTCCACGCTGGGCTGGAAAAGTTCACGTAAATGGTACTGCTGTTTGAACTAAGCGCAGTATTCACTGTCGCCGTTACTATTTGGCCACCAGCCGCATAGTTACCACCAGAAGTTTCGCCATCAGATGTGTAGGCCGTAGTCAATTGGTTTAATGTGGCTGAGTTGGTATACAACGCCAAACGGAATGTATCAGTTGAAAAATTCAACGTGCCATTGATTAACCCAGTCCGCACCGTATTGCAGGAGTAATTACCTGTGAAAGCCATCAGGTCACCGCCTGTCTATATTGACCAGAACGGTAAGCATCTTGACGCTCCATGCCATCGCCCAAACGTTTAGCTTGTGCCAGGGCTTCTTTGTATTTGCTATCGTATACCGCAAGCATATCTGTCTCGCCCTTCATAAACGTATACGCTTCAACCAATGAACCATACAGAAGTACAGTGTCAAAGTTATCACCAAGCCATGAGGTTCCAGCCGTTACAATGGACTCTGGGTAGTAATAGAAATGAAGTTCTACCGTGTATGTGGCATTAGGCGTTGGGCCAAGAATAAAACTTAACTCAGTTGTGATTGTGCTTCCACTGATTGTTGGGCCAAACAATGCGTAGTACTTGGGGATCCCAACATCTGTCGTAGGATTGGGATACGACTGGCGAATAAAATTTACATCCTTGTTTAACAAGTACTCGTAGTTACCAGACGCATCTATCACTGCCAAAGAATATGTAGCAAGATAATCATTAGGGGCGCTAAGATACTTATTACCCGACTGAATATTGCCCGTCATGTTTTTACGCAAAAACGGAAACTGCACCGTGTTATAGATGCGCAGTTCAGCTTGCTCAATAAACCGATCAATCTGTTCTTTAGACGTTTCTATCGCACCGTCAGAAACGGTGAATTCCGGAAAGTTATTTTCCGTATACGACTGAATGTTATTGAACAGTTGCGTGTAGTTCATGCCATTGGGCCTCGTGCCATCACGCCTTTAGTAGCTGCGCCAGTGCCGCGAATCTTAATGCCAGAAGTTTTAGGCGCTTTGTATGGGTCACGACTGATGTTACCCACAGACATGTTTACATCGTTAGCAGTAAAACGGTTACCACCTTGGTAGCCGCTGTTCTTGATATCTACACCCGCTTCACCACGCATGGTGTGAGGCGTCGCATAGACTTCAGCGCTGCCAACTTCTTTGCCCATTACTTTTTTGCTGAACTTGGCCATATCAAGCTCCTTTTTTGTATGTGAAGGAAGACTTCTTCTGGTTAGCCACTTTGGCCAAACCACGACCCAATTGCTTCATTTGCAAATTGGTCTTGCCACCTTTGGCTAATTTAGTCATAGGTTGACCAGGATGCAGCTTCTTCTCGTGCTTATGCACAGCGCCAGCAATCATCTTCTTGTCTTGTTTCAAATCTGCTTTGTCCATGTTCGACTCCTTATGTCGTTGTAACCGTAACTGTACCAAGTTCTATCGCTAATACCAAGTTATTTGGCGTTAAAAGTGTATCAAACCCACTTGCTCCACCAACGGGACTCCAGCCCCATTGAAAGACTCGACTACCTTGCTCTGGATAACCAAACCCATCTTGAGTGGTGCTGTCCGTTAGCAAAATCTGTAGGCCACTTTGGCCAGAAACTTGGTAGCTCACATCGGGGCGCGGTTCACGCACAGCTTGCGGATCATTCACCGGATACATACCCAACAGCAATTGTGGTTGATCTGGATCCCAGCACTCAGGGCAAACTTTAATATTAAAAGGCTTAGTCTTCAATATTTGCGTGCGCAGTTCTTTTAGCTTATAGCGCTGCGAACACCGATCACATTCGGCAATTGCATACTTACCTGATGCAAATTGACTTGGCATGACTTACCTGTAATAGAAATTGTTACGCGGAACCAGACGCAAAGGCGCTTTATCACGATCCTCTGTAGACGCCATCATCCATTGCTCTTCATATTCAGCTTTCAAACCCATAGACCGCTCTGGCGCTTTTTTAATGGAAATCTGAAACGCCAAGCCAGCAATCAAAGCGGGCAGCATACGAAATGGAATATCCTGCTCATTCACGCCGTTCCCAGCATCTTGCATGCGGCGCAGTCTGTAATACACAAACGTGTACTGATCGCCTGGTGCATTAGGTGTTGGCCATACATTGATGCAAGGCAGGTTTTGAACAGTCACCGTAGCACCAATAGCATGACCTGTGGCTGGCGTATTGTTCTGGCCACGAGCGCAGTTAATGAGCTGGTTGCCATTGATGTTTGGGTAGCTAATTGTCTCTGCGCCAATCTTGACAAATCCAGCAGAAGCTAACTTAGCGGTAGAGGTCAGCGTGATAGTGGTGTCAGTAGATAGCACCGTGGCCGCTACAGTGGCCGTAGAGAGGTTTTCCATGCCAGACTGACGGTTGATATACACCTGGATAGGACGGCCTTGTGCGAGCTTTGTAGGAATGCTCATATAGGTCGGTTCTGCAATCCGGCTGATGTTGATGTCAATCTGGTTTGTGGTGCCGTTATTCTGACGGATCACCATATCCATGAGATCAACTGTTTCCACAGGTAGGGGATACATGGCCTGACCAGTTACCATAGGTATTAACCCTTGCTCTACTGTCCATAGGTTAATCCCGCGATTAGCCCATTCCATGCTCAACAAATTCATACTGCGGCGTGCAGTACGGAAATCATAGCCCGTGCGTAGCTCTAAGCCGCAACGCTCAAAGGCTTCTTCAATGATGTCGTTGACATCAAGGTTGAATACGGAAAGGCCAGAAGTGCTCATTTAAGTCCCTTGAGGGTCTGTGCTAAACGTGCACGTTGACCCAACTTACCTGGTTTCTTGGCGGCTGCGGCGAGTTTCTTTGCTGGAATCTTCTCGCCCGCTTTTACGCCCAGCTCTTTTTTTAAAGCACCAGGTTTTTTAATTGCGTTTTGAATCCATTTTTCAGCCATTTTTTGCAGCCCTCATGTTGTCTACCAAATTGGGGTAAGGACGCCCCGCCGCTTTGGCCATAGCTTTAGCTTTGGATTTTTTAGATTTACTCAAAGCCTTAGATGGACCCAAATCTTTGGGACGTGGCTTGTCCCAGACTTGGCCGCCCTTGGCGTATTGAGTAAAGTCAGTGTCATCCCGTCTGGCCTTTTCAGTACCTTTGGGCATTTTAGACGGGCGAATTGCGCCCATACCACGGGATGCCATCATGATTAAGCCCTTGTCTTTCCGCGAATGGCAATGCCATCAGCACGGGCAGAAGCAGAACGCACCTTGCCGCCGTCTTTAAACTTAGCACCAGGAAAGCTGTTATCCACATCTCCAGGCATAAATGGCTGGCGCTGGCGTCCCATTGACTGCTTAGGAGCTGAACCAGGGGGTGTATAACGTGCCACCCTTTTTGCTTCCAAAATCTCTGCATCAGGCATCGCAGCTTTGACAGATTCTTTGGCAGACTCTTTGGCAGACTCTTTGCGAGTTAAACCTTGCTGCTTGTTCATGTAATCACGCAAGCTCAAGCCAGACTTTTCCAACTCTGCCTTGGTAACTTGTGGAGCTTTAGCGGGCGCTACAGGCTTTGTTGCCGTAGAGCGTGTTGGCATAACTGTTTCGCTAGAACTGCGGCCAGCACTAGGGCCAAAGTCAGAATACATATCATCAGACAAAGCGCGTGAAGAAGCGGCGGTCATTGAACGTGTGGGAGCAGGCGTAGCAGGGGCATCGGGAGCAGCAGCACGACCACGGCCAGCACCAAAACGTTTGTACGCTTCAGAAGAAGGGTCATCAATGTTACCTGCGCGAATACGCTCCAAGAAACCTACAGAATCCTCTTTGTTTGAGACGTCCAAACCGCGTTGTTTAGCTGCGGCTTCTTCAATTTCACCGCCACCTTCGTAGCGTTTGACTTTCTTCATGGGTTTCTTCGTGGCCATTTCAACTCCTTAGCAGGCTTTACCGCCGTAAGCCATCTTCTTGGTCATTCCGCCTTTTTTCATGACTTTAGAACCAATGCCACCGGGGACACCAGAACCAGCCATCTTGACTTGCATGCCTTTGGTCTTGCCTTTTGTAGCAACACCATCACGGCTAGGAGCCGCTGTTTTAACTTTGCCCATTGGGCTTGTAGGAACTTTTTTTGCTGTAGCCATGGTATCACCACCTTTAGAAAATTTGCGGCCCTTGTCCGCAGTTGTAAAATCTTTGCCCACGGATTGTGGGACGCCTACTTTCTTAGCAAACGATGGATTATTTGCAATCGCTGCCATGAAATTGTGTTGAGCTTTACTCTTGCTTGGCATCATTATCCTTTTTGCCGAATAAGCTGGTCAATCTTTTCTTCAAGCCTGTTAAAGCGTTGGTCAATGTGGTCAGTAATGCGCTGCACTTCTGCTTTAGTAATGAAATCACGATGGTTTTCCTCTCGTGTAATGTTGAGTAACCGCTCAACGCGCCGTAGCTCTAAAGCTACTTCTTTAAGTTCAGCAAACTTCTCCCGCAGGATAAATCCTGACACGCCAAGAATGACGGATAAAGCTGCTGACCAAAGAACATGGTAGTCCATTAAATAACTCGGCCTCGTGTTTTACCGCGCTGGGCAATTCCATCAGCACGACTTGAGGCAGATGATGCTTTAACTTTCCCGCCTTTTTTCATGCCGCGAGATTCACGTTGCAATTCTGATGCGGCCTCTCTCATGACAGCTTCACGCCCCGCCCGTCTTGATCCAGCCATTAAACCCTCATCTCCGTACTCCATGGCATCCGTGCCGCGTTTCCCAGCCATAAGATTTTTAATTGTCCTAGAGGTGTCAGCAAGCACACCTTCGTCACGTTGATAATCAGCACCAGACTGATTCTTCATGTATTCGGCTTGTGCTTTAGCTCTAGTTAAAGCACGATCAGGCGCATCGTCTTCGGGTTGATAATACGGCGCACCCGGTTTAACTTTGGCAATAGCTTGTTTATCTAAAGCCTGCAATTCACGGACTCTTGCCGCCTCTCGGTTTAGCCGATTCATGCGGTCATAAGGTGTTTCGTAATTTCCAGCCATATTTACCTCAACAATTCCAAGCCCTAAGAGCTTTATTGATGCGTGAGTTCGGATCGTTTGCCGTCTTCTCGCTTGTCAACTTCTTTTTCATTCCGCTCATCCTCGCACAGAAAGAGTCTCGCCGGGAGCCGCCTTCTGGCTGGGGACGTTTCAAGTTCATGCCTTGCGCTTTCGCGGAGGCTCGACCTTTGTCGTTCAAGCCGCCCTTCTCGGACTTGCCTTCTTTCCTCTGCCATGCTGGTGACTTAGCCATTAGGCCACCTGTGTCACGGTTAAGATTACGGAAGGCGTTGTAGGCCGCGCTGGATTTGTACCTGCTGCGGCGTAGAACATTTCAACGTTGATGTCGGTGCTATACCAGTTCAATTGAAAATAATCACCTGAATTAGCTGTGACTACATAATTCCATGCGGCAATGTTTTTGCCACCGCTATTAGGAACGTTTACTTGCCCATTAGACCCAGTAACAATCGTGCCATTTTTAGATAGCCAAACATCAACAAGAGAAAACCCTGTACCACCAGCACGGGAAAACTGTGAAGAAAACTGAATGTTGTACACCCCAGCAGTTGCAACCGTGATACGTGAATTGCTCACAATGGACACACCATTGGAATAATCAGTGGTGCGTAGCAACATCACATTACCTGTGACGGGATCAGCTATAGCGCCAGCATTGGTTTGCGTGTTGC